TAAGGCCATTGAAGGAATTAAAAGTTTATTTGATTTTGACTTTAAGGGTTTTATTGCGAGTTTGTTACCAGCGCCAGGTAGTGGTATTATAGCCAAAGGATTAGCAATGGCAGGAGTTTATGAGGCAGTTGGAATTGATTCTAAAACAGGAGAACCACTAGAAGACCCAGCAACAAAGGCTGCAAGAGAAGCGAGAGAGAAAAAACAAGAGGAAGCTCAAGAGGCAAAAGATAAAGAAATAAGAAGAATAGAGAGAAAGAAAAGCGCATTAGAAAGAGATATGAGAGGCGCTGAGATAGATGTTGCCGCCGCAAAAGCAGATGCTGAGGATTCTGGTTTTATTAGTGGACTTGCGGCTAAATTTGAGAGTGAAGATGATAAAAGACGAGATGAAGAGAAACTGTTAAATGAGAGAGAAAAACTTGCCGATCTTCGAGAACAACAACAGGCTTTGGAAACCCAATTGTCAGCAGCACGAGCTGCGCCAATAGTAATTGATGGAAAAACTATAAATGTTAATGAGGGTGGAAAGACAGAAAATAATGTAAGTCATCCCCCAGCGATGGTGCCAAATGGGACAACAGGTCAGCTCGCAAGGGGCGGTGGTTATATGGGAGTTGATTACTTCTAAAAAACCCCCACATTTCTGTGGGGGCTTCTCATTTTATAAATTGTGGGATGGACTTACTTTATTACCATCATGCAGCACTGTCGTTTTAGGCAACTCACTACAACTATCTCTTTACCCGCTAAGGTGGCTCGCTAAAACCAAGATATACTTTATGCGAAAACGCCCACATTATTCAGTCACCACACCACTAGGCCGTCGCTTCGTGGTTTAAAATTTACTCCTCTGCAAGTTTTTCAAAATATGACATTGCGTCATCTTCATCATTATCAACAACAACTTCTACAGTAGGAGTTGATTTTGGTTTAGTATCAACCTTGACAGTAGAAGTTGGCTCATCTTCCATCAGAGTTTGAACAGTTGTATTAGCAACCACTGTTCCAGAGAGAACAGCATCCAAACGAGTCTTCAACTCATCATAGGACTTGAAGTTGGTTCCAGCAGTAAAATCAGTGAGAGAATACTGCTTACCAAATACTTCTTCAAGTGCATCATCATCACCGTCAAGTAGTGCAGATGTATTATCAAACGATGACAAGTCATAGTTCCAATAACCATCTACCTTACGCAACTTCAGCTTGAAGTTTGCACCTTCCCAAAAATCAAAAGGATTGATGGGGTCTGTGTCAGGAAACGGAGGCTGCATGGCTTCCATAACCTTATCAAAGATTTTCTTACCATAACGATAGAGAAAAACCCTACCCTCATTCTCTGGGTTTGCCTTATCACTTACAACATAAATGTTTGAGTAATATTGCAACTTACGCTTTTGCTTACGAGCAATCTCTTTATCAGATTCAATACCAGAGTTCCAGAGTTTGGAGTTATATTCTGATACAGGATCATTGTTACCCAACGTAGTCAAAGAGTTTTCAATATACCATTGTCCAGTTGGTCCTTGGAAAGCGTGGTTCCAAAGTTTTACCCAAGGAAGGTCTTCTCCATCTGGAGCCGGAAGAAAACGAATGACAGCATAACCATTGCCGGTTTTATCCATCGTTGGTTTCCAAATGCGTTCATCCACATAGGACTTCTTTTCTTGGGGGGCAGATTCTTTCTGGGCGGCACCCAATAGTGAATCTAGACTATTCTGCTTCTTCATTGCAGCTAATGACATCTTATGTCTCCTTATGTTATCGTATGCTTCGTATGTTATAGTATGTTAATAGTATCACAGAGTTCGCCTTTTGTCAAGTACCTTACGTTAGAATGATAATCTTTTACGGTTGAACCATGCCAATTAGCTACACCAGTTATTTGACAATCCACCCAATAAAATGTTTTACTTCTGTACTTATCAAAAATCTCACTCATTTGTCCAATCCAATTTACAGGATTGAAACCTTTCGCAGAGTCAGGCAAATAATTGTCTGTCCCTTTGTATATGTTATTTATGGGTTGATTATATACACTCAAATCAAATCCCAATAAATAAATCTCTTCTGCATTCTGTTCATGACATGCTAGTAATAAAGCCATGTTGCCAGTTGACAAATTAGGATCACCAACGTCAATTATATTGTCATCCTCATTTGTATATGTAATCCACACACCAGCGTCTTTACCCATTTTTAATTTTAAATCATCCATATCTAAATTAGGATTCATTTGCATAGTGTATTCAATTGTTTCATGCAAAGTGTTTGGGTCTTTACCAGATATGACACATTGGCTCGTTTTATTTTTACTTCTATGAATAAAGGATTCTGGAATATCAGTTCCCATGAACATCATATCAGCAACTTCGGATGGCACTGGACTCCAGTTTGAGAAATATACTTTGGACTTTCCTTTAAACCATCCAGAGTCATATATCTCTTGCTGCATACCATAATCCATAGATACTAGATTGTCAACACAATCTTTACCATCACGATATATGGCATTACAGCCCCATGTCACAACGTCATCTGCAGCAACCCACCGTGGCGACTTAAACCACGCTCTTGACTCACCATTTCCTATGACAAGAGCTCTCTTCATGATCTAAGTGCATTCCAACTTACGGGAAACAAATCCTCTGATAATTTATCAATACGTTCAGCAACCATTTGAGTTTCTACCTGTGCGTCTGGTTTACAACGTAAATTACATACACGGGCAAACGCATACAGTGTACCACTCCAGTACCATTCTGTCATCATTGATTGCGGCAGTACCATACGGGCTTGTTCTGGGCATACACCCTTTCTTAACAATTCCTCATATGTCCATCTGCATCTTTTAATTGCTTGTTGGTAATCATCAACTAATGCTGGACCACTTCCACCAACAGGATTGATATCAATCTCTACATCTGATGAGCCCTGTTTCTTATTATCTGCTTAGCCTCTCCAGATAAGGGGATGATAGAAATCTGGTTTGTCATCAACATATCGTCTTGATACTTCATTCCAAGTCAACCCAATTTGATGCTTGACCAATTGTCTTGCAACAAATACTGGAGCCATGATATGAAATTGTAAAGACGCATGACCAAAGGGACTCCAATGATTATGCTTTGCAAGATAGTTTATAAGTTTAGTGTCTTTATCATCATCAAAATTTTCGTGAACTTTTGCAAAAGAAACACGGGCAGCATTCACTACAGATAAATCACTCCCCATACTATCAACTAATGTAACGTCCATTATTTTAATAAATCCTCATGTTTCATATTTTTTGTTCTTCTTATATTATTTAACTCAGCTCCAGACTCTCTATTTTTACCACTTAGATATTTTGGAACAGAAGTAGCTTTACTTTCTGTATATTTCTCTAACCATCGCATTAAACATTTAAACATAACCACTCCTAAAAATGGTGCCGGTGGATGGAATCGAACCACCGTCTAAGGTTTACAAAACCCTTGCTAAACCACTCAGCTACACCGGCACACATCCCTTACATCCTACCGCTTATTGCGGCGAGGACGAAACCCTACCGGGCGCTGAGTTGCAAGTTTCTTAACTCGCTCCCTCAACTCCTCATTGGTTTTTACCAACTCGGCATTATCGTATTCTAAACTACGAACACGATTTTCAAGCTTACTCACTTGAGAAGCAAAATAACCTTCTTCTCTAACAGTGGGATCACCATCTAAATGCATCGTTACTTCCATTGAAGTCTCCATTGCAAAAGTTGCTGCCGTCGGTCCCGACAGTTGGACAATATCTTCCCATGCATTCCACTGCATTTTATTTTTATATTCTTCAATTTTGTTCATGATACTATATTACAATACTTAGTAATAATTGTCAATACCTAAATTGGAAGTTTTGCTTGGCGGGGCAAGAAATTTAATTCTCTTGCATTAGCTTCGATTTTTTCTTTTAGTGCTTTTGAAATTAAGGAGTTAATGCCTTCTAACTCTAATCCTTCTTGTTCACAATACCAAAGAACGGCATCCATATGTGTTATATCTTTTTCTTTAACGATATTTTCAATTGTCATACAAAATATTTTTGGTGTGTTTAATGGCATGTAATCATCCTATAAGTGCCTCCCTGAGCCGACGGGAGGCGATTTGTTTAGTCCGATATACCACGGCCATGAGGCTCTTAAATCCGGGCCGAT